TTATGAAATTTTACGTGCATATTCGCCATCTTTTATCTGCCCTATCATCTTGCGTGCTTGAGCTTCATCTATTAGCCCTTTGCCTTGTTTGGCTTCATCGGCTCGTGCGTTTAGCTCGTCTGCATAGCCGTCATCAATAATTAGCTTTTGATTGGTCGTATTAGCTAGAGCCTTGCTTATTGCTACTATTTGGCTTATTAGTGCTTCGTCTGCTCGTATGGTTAATGTTTGCATTTGTAACCCTTTCTTTTGATTATTTTAGCTTGTATTGTTAAAATTTAGTCTGAAATGTGTCCCCAAATCCCACTAGACTTATTTTTAAACTCACTAATAGCCATTGTAAGCGTATCGACTTGGTCGTCGTGCAAGTGGCTATTATCGGCGGTAAATTTCTCGCACTCATCCACAAAATCACTAACCCACGCTCCGTTACTAGGTAAATTTACATATCCGCTCTCAATGTAGCCTACAACGTCTAAAACTCTAGTGTATTTATCCTTTTGTGGTGTTACGGCTCTTACTGGGATATTATTTTCACGTTTTATTTTTTGAATTAGCCCAGTTCCGCTTGATTTGTCCTCTATGTAAAACATTAGTCCGTTATATGTTGATCTATGCTTGGCAAAAAAATCTTTAGTAGTATTTTCAAGCTCTACTGCGTCCCATTTGCCACGCTTTAGGTCTAGTAGATAAATGGCGTTGTCATATCCTAAACCAGCTAATAATAAAACGCTGTAATCGTTTTGCTCGCCAGTCTTTTGAGCCGTATCCATAAAGACACCTACACGCTTAATTCTTGGCACTACATCATAACGACCAAACCACGCCCCTTGTATAATATCTCCGCCCTTAGTGCTTGGGTGCTGTTGATAAAGAGCATTCCACGCATAAGAGCCTAAGGCACTTTTTATTTTTAATAGTCTATTTAAATCGTATCTTTCTGGGTGTAATGCCTCTCCCTCTTTTCGGTGCTCCTCGTCGTGCTCGGCTATTGCTGGAAAGGATAATATATCCCACTTGTCGCCCTCTTTTTGAGCTTCTTGAATTAATCGCCCTGCTAAGTCGTCCTCGTGCCACCTTGTCATGCCTAGTAATATGCCACTCTTAGGGCTTAGCCTTGTGTAAAGAGTTGTAACATACCAGTCCCACACTCTATCCCTAAAAGTAACACTATTTGCTTCTGCTGCGTCCTTGATAGGGTCGTCAATAATGGAAATATCTGCACCCATGCCAGTAATACCTCCGCCTACGCCTGCGCTCCTATACGCGCCTGTGTGTCCTACAATCTCAAATATTTCGCTATTTCTAAGGGCGTTTTGCGTTACGGTTACGACACGTTTGGAGTTTAGCTTTGTTTCTGGGAAAATTTCCTCATATTTTTCACTCATCATAATACGCTGCACGTCCCTATTCATTCTTGTACTTAAATCGCTTGAATAAGAGCTGGCGATTATTTGCAAATTTGGGTTTTTGCCAAAAGCCCACGCTGGAAAAGCCCTACTAAATAACTCACTTTTACCACTTCTAGGCGGAGCAAATATCATTAGGCGAGGTTGCTTACCCTCCATTACGTTGAGATAAAATCGCTCCAGCTTATCTGCAATTTCTTTGTTAAACCAGCCTACTTGATAATTGGGGTTGATCTCGGTTACAAAACGAATTAAACTACGTCTTGCAAGCTCATTTTTAATTTGCTTTTGAGAGTATTGCGTCAAGTGTTTCGAGTTCATCATTACTTAACCCTGATAAATCTAGCTCTGGCTTTTGGTTTTGCTGCGTATTGTTATTGTTTATGATCGTCTGTGGCTCTTTGCCTAGTATGGTCTCTTTATTTCTAGCGGTTATTCTGCTGTGAGCTTCAATATCGCCTATTGTTTTGGCATTTTTTAGCATTTCGTTAGCCTTTTTTTGATTTGTTAATGCTGCGTTTTGAAAAAAGATGAGGTGTTTTGTAGCCTCACTTATTACCTCATTTACGCTGTTAATTTGTTGTAAATTTTCGTCTGCTAGCTCCGCTTTAAAGGCTACTTCAGCGTTAATTTTTTCTTTAAATTTTGGTGTTAATCCTTTGACTATCTTATGGACTGCTACGTGGCTAACTCCTGCTCTTTCTGCTATTTGCCTGATCGAAAAAAATCCAGTATGAAAATCCGCTAATATTTTTTCTCTAATCTTGTCTGTTACTTTTGCCATTGTTGCTCCTTTATACATCGTTTTTTTGCATTTCGCATTTTTGCAAAATGGATTTTTCGTATTCGCAATTTGGATTTTGTATCGCATTTTTTACATATCGTTTTACGCTCGCCTTTGCTCTGTCTGGCTTCATTCTATTTGTCATAATCCACTTGTAAGCCTCTAGCGGCAAAGCGTAAATTTTGGCTAGCTCTTTATCGTATTTACTTACGTTCATAACTCGTAAATTGTTAATAATAGTTTCGTCCGTGTATGGGCTGTTAAATACTTTTAGGATTAAAAAGGCTATTTCGGTTAAGTAATAATCGTCTGCTCGCTTCTCCCAGTCTGGGTAAAACTTATCAAGGATTTTGAAAAAGGTTTCTAGCGTGTTTAACTCTTTTGGTAGCATTGATTTAGCCTTTTTGATTTTTTCAGTATTTTACGAAAAAGGCTGTTTATCCTCTCGTGGAGTAAATAGGGGCTAGCCTCGCCCCCTTAGATTATATTAGCTTGCTTGCATATCGTTTTGTAAGCTCGCACCTTTTAAGGGCTTATGCCATTTAAAAATCCCTTTGGCTTCTAGGGGATTATTTTTGTTAAAGTCCTCTTTGCTTTTATCGCTAGGGCTTAGGCGGTCAAGCTGTCTTTTTAAGTGCTTCATCTAATATTTTGACCCATTCTTTTTGATCTGGGGTCAATTCTATTCCTTTTCTTAGAGGTTCATTTATTTTATAAGAATCTGAACCAATATATCTCATTATAGCAGACTTTTGATTTGAAGTTAATCCTAATTCATTTTTCTCAACATAATTATCATACCAATCTTGATAATCTTTAACATCTACTAACTCATAATCATCATCTTCTGTCCTTGAAGCCCTTAGGTTAGTATCTCCTTCTATTTTATCATAGTAAGGAGCAGTAACTGTTCTACAATTAGAATGAAAAGGAGGAGCAGTAACTCCTACTTGATAATCTTTCATATCAAATACTTTACTATCCATTGTCCTACAAATAGGTGATGTTCTATCATCAAGAGTTGCAATAACTTCATACTTTTCACAGCCTAAATCTTTCATACATCTTTCTTTTGCTCTTGAATGATAAGCTGCACTCTCTGTCATTATCAATCTTGTAGCTATATTTCTTTCAACATTAAATCTTTCTTCAATAGTATCTATGATATCTTTTAAAGGTTTTCCTGTTATGATATTTTGAGTTAAATTAGTATGTAAAGTATTAACTAACTTACTATCATTACCCCAAATTCTTTTACTCCAATTAGTATTATCTTTTGTCCAAGGTTTATATACTAAACTTTCAAGCAGTTCAGGATTTAGTTTTTCTATATTAGAAAACTTATCTAAACCTTTTTGAATACTGTAAGCACTTCTATAGTAAGTATCTCTATAAACACTTCTTAAATGTTTATCTAAATTATTTTCCATAGTCTTAGATAGTAAATCTATTTCTGCTTTTATTTCCATTTTTAAAGCTTCTAATCTCTCAATGTGAACTCTTGAACTAACATTCTTTAATTCTTTTATAATGCTATCATTAGGACTTATATTAAGAGATTGACCTTTTCTAATATATTCACTTAAAGACATTTTAAATTCTTTTAATTCTTTTTTGTTGAATCTTTGTTTAGCTTCATACATAGATATATTATTATCTTTTGCATACTTAGCATAAAACTCATATATTTTTTGATTTGTATTCTTTAAAGCTATATCATATTGCCTTTTAGCTTCTTTTACTTGTTCCTTAGATAATTCATTGATTCTATTTTCTTCAGCTGTAAATCTATCTACCCAATAGTTACTCATGATTATGTCCTTCATAAGTTTCCTCTATCTCTTCAATAGAGCTTTCTTTTTCTTTTTTAATTTTTTCTAATTCAGCTTTAGAATCATTTACCCAAGGATGTTGAGCTACTACTGTTTCTGTACTTAGTATTCCAACAGATTTTTGACAATCTTCTATAGCTTGGCTTTCATTAATTAAAATATCTTTGTTAAATATAATATCTATGTCATCTTCATTGAATTCAGCTTTTAAATGTTGCTTTACAAACCATAACACCATTTTTAAAGAAGCTTTGAATTCTCTTTCAAGTGCTGTTGCATCTAAATCTATATCAGAATACATAGATTGAATATTCATTTGATTTACATTTCCTTGAAGCTTATCACTTTTGGCATCAAAAGCTTTTGCATTTTCTATAAAAGATTTATTTAGTATTTTTAAAATAGTTTCATAGTTTCCAGAATTAACTTCAATTGTTAATTGATCCACTCCTCCATCAGAGCCAACAGGAATATAACCATAAAGATTCATATTGTGTCTTAATGTACCACCTTGCCCATTATAGTTTTTAACCACAAGTACAGTAGTTCTAGAATTATCTTCCATGTCATTTTTAAAATCACTTATTACTTCATTTATTGCATCTTGAATACTTTTTACTTTTATAATTAAAGGTAATTCTGTTTCATCTACTTTGAATGGAATAACAGGTAAATACTCCCAATTGAATTCTTTATCTCCTAGCTTCATATAATTTTCATGGGTAATTAAAGAACTTAATCCATTATCCCAAGTATAATAATCTATTCCATCTAATGTATAAACTTCAACATTAGTAACTTCCTTATAACCATATCCAGTAAATTTTTTAGTTTTATATATTCTTATAGCATAGTCAAGTTCAGTATGATCATTATCTTTCCATATCGGAATAACTTCACTACCTTTAAATTTTTTAAAAGAAAACTCACTCTTTTCATTGTAATAGACATATAAAAAAGCTATTCCATTCAAATAAGTTCCTTTACCTATTGAGTGTAATAGCTTGAAAAATTTACTATTAAATATTTTATTTAAGTTATCCATGTCATTTTCATTTTTTGATGAAAGACTAGGTGTTTTTGATAATAAATAATCTGTTTTTTGATCCACAGCACCAGCAAATTTATTGTCTACAATTTTATTATTAGTTAAATTAACTGCTGGAACTAAATTTCCATCTTTTCCTATTACTTTTCTAACCCTATTTAAAATATCATGTTTACCTTTATAATAATTATCTCCTAATTGCATATTTTTTAAGTTTTCACTAGCTAAGAAGTTTCTTATTATTAATTCTAATTCTTTTATCGGTACTCCATTCATATCTCTTTTTCTCCTAAACAAGTTTTTTATAAACTCAAACATACCTTACTCCCTTATAGATTCCAATTGTATCCATCACTTGCCATTTTCTCAGCGACCCCAGTTAAAGCATCAGGTCCATCATCATGCTTATTTTTTCCTTCCTTCTGATAAGAAATAATATCTTTTGCAAATTCTGACCATTTATTTTTCCAATCAATAGGCATATAGATATTATTATTTACCCAAGCACTATTTGATAATATTCTTGCTATTTTATTTCCAGATTGATGGAACCATTTAACAACCGTCTTATAATTTCCTTTATCTCTTGTGATTCTTTCAATGTTTCTTGCAAATGCTCTACCACCATTGTTGCTTTCTATATCTGCAACATTTACATTAAACTTTTTATATGCTTCTGCGACAAGTGGTTCAGTTATTTCCATAGCTTCTTTGGTATAGATAACATCTAGGATATAAGCACTATCCTTGCAATCTGCATAAATGATATTACATAGAAAATCATCTCCTGTGTCTGCTGTATCACAGTAAGAAGCAGTTTT